GCCTACTGTAAAATAGTTTGTTCCCTGAACTCCTGCTGATGAGAAGCCCACCTTGCACACATCTGTTGTGCTGTTGTTAATTATCTTCACCCAGCGGGTTACTTGTGGAAAAGAAACTTTAACTGCTGTGGAATTTGCTTGTATAGAACCAGTGGCAAATGGTTGGCCGCTAACTTGATATGCTCCGACATGATTTAGGCCGGGTCCTGGCCAGCTTGTAGTACTCATTATTTAACTCCTTAAATTGGTTATGTTGTAAATAGTCATTTATTTTAATTTATCCCAGACAGTGCTCCCGAGACTAACTAAACCGCTAATGTCGACACCTGGGTCTGTGGGGTTTGTGCCAGCCAGAGGACCAGAAGGTTCTGGTGTGGCTGAACCGCCCGTAGATGTGGGGGTTGTTCCTTCGAACAAGTCCACTCCAGCGTACGCCTCGCGGCCGATGGATTCCATGAGACCTTGGCTAGCCGCTCTTACTTGAGAGCGTCTAGTAGAAGCTTCCGCTTCGAGATCACGAACAGGTGCTGCGCGGGGTGTGGGCGCTTCTGCAATAACTTGCCGAGACGCTCCCAGGCCAATGGCCACTTCCGAAACAATTCCTGAAAGGATTCCTTCTTCAAAAAGAACTTCTTTGATGCACTCTTTTACAATTGGCCTCAAAGCCTTTTTCAGTTCATTCTTGTTCATTGTTTTTCCTTAAGGCTGAATAGGGGCGTCAAGCGGATCCTCTTCAGGCACTGGCTCATCTGCTCCAAGCGTCACATTATGCTCTGCAGCAAGGGCGCGAAATAGATCCTCGGGGGTCTCGATGCCCTCAAGTGCCGCCACTGCGGCGTCAGTTACTGGTGTGCCGCGGCCGGCAGCCCAATCGCCACCTAGGCGGGGGCGGCGAGGTGCGGCGCCCATGGAGGCTCCTGCGTATACCTCATTTGTTCTCTTCATCTGAGTAATCTCTTCTTCGATGATTTGTTTAAGTCTCTTCTTACTAAGTTTCATATCAATCTCCTACGATGTCATTTAACAGTCTATTAATTTTATCAGCCTTAGTGAATACATTAGGCTCGTCATATTTCTTGCTTTCTCTTAATCCCATGAAGGCATCAGGAGTGGAGGGTTCCGAAACAAAGTCAAAACAGATCAACTGAAAATCTTCCTCGACGATGGTGTCTCCTTGGCTCTCTCTAACGGATCCTAAACCACGGGAAGAAATCCCCAGCTTAACTCCGTCGTTTACAAGCTCTTTCAAGATTTTACCTGAAGGCGTGTTTAAAACTTTTACTTTTCCCATTACGCTTGCGCCGTCCCACCACACATCGGTTACCATGTGAGATGCGTTCTTGAGGTTGATGACCGAATCCTCTGGATGATCTAGTTCGCCAAGGGCGCGCTTTTCTGTTACGAGCTTCTGATAGTTCTTTATCTCTCGCTCAAGGATGTCTTTGGGGTACACCCTACCATTGCCGTTCCTGCGATCGGCCTCTTGTAGCTTGCCCGACAGAATAGTTCCGCCGGTCTTGATATACATCTTTTCTTCTTCTGTTAGAAGATCTTGACAGATGCCGCCTTCGCACAGTTCGTAATATTCTTGTAAAAGTACTTTCTTACTCATTCTTGTGTCTTCCTTCTTAAAAATAAATAGCGGCCGCTAGCCGCTCGCGTCAGCAGCCCTTCTTGCAGAGCCTCACTGGTTGTAGCATCCACTTAGCTGTCCAAATGTTTGTGTTCATTGTTCACTCCTATCTGTATGCCATCATCACTAAGCAGGACGCTTAGGGAGTATGACGTTGCTGAGCCAACTACTGCGCAAATTAATGCATTCGCAAAAGTATACTCAAACGTAAATAGTTCTGTGTTACGGTTAATGCCAAACAAAAACAGGCCTACCCAGAAGCCCATGCACATTGGACAATGAAAAAGACTCCCTAAACCTCGGAAGCTTTCTTTGCTGGGGCGGACCTTGTTGAAGATCGAGCCGTATACTATTATTTGGGTTAAGCCGTAGGAGGCTAAGGAGAACCATAGTAAGTTCATAAATATTTTCTATGCTCTGTAAAATCTGTTGTGCATATATGCGTTGTGGTAAATGCCCGGGCGCATAGAACCCTTTTCTCTTTTGTGTGGCACATCGCCAAGTTCTGTGGAGTTTTCGCTATCTGGGTTTGTGAGGCGTTCCTCTTCTTGTTCATCATAGATCTTCTGATACATAAACCTCGGAGCCTCTTCTTCGATGAATTTGGTAAGGCCTAGGATCGCCACCTGAATAGGATCTACTCCGTCGGTGGGCTCCTCAAGGTCTGCTTGCATCGAGCCATATACATTTCCTGATTGAACGCTGCCGCGGTCAATGATACCCTTCTTCCCCAGGTAATCATACATACGACTCTGGGCATCATACACCATATCATTCAATTCGTCTTTGGCAAATGCAACAATGCGCTTGTTCTTTACATCGATGACGATATCAACGTCTTCGTGATTATAAATTGCGATGTTGCCGCCCATCGTCTTTCTAACGTCTAGCGTTACTTCTACGGTATTTTCGGGATTTTCGTCATCGACTTTGTTCTCGGCACGGTCTTGCTCTAAGGCGGCGCCCATTTTAAGAGTAAGATCTGACATTATGAATTAATCTCCGCTACTAACTCTTGAACCTTGAGTACTTGTGTGACCATCTCTTTATCGATATTTCTTTCTTTAAGGCCACCGAGCATCTCAATAACACTATTTGTTTTTCTTGTCATGTTCAGATCTTCTTTGATCTCGGGCACTTGGAGTGATTCTGTTAAGTTGCTTGTGAGCCTTGAAATCTCTTCATTTAAAAACATCTTCAGTGAGAGACCATTATCAGAGAACGAAATAATATATCGGTTTAGCAGTTCTTTCTGATTTTCGGATAGCTTTCCTGTGTACTCTTGGTTAAACTTTTCTGTAAACTTCTTATACACTAAGTTATCAATAGGCTTTAGCTCTTCTACTGATTCTTCCGGAGCGATCATTCTTTTAACAATCTTCTCTTCCATTAATACTCGGGACTTGACCGGAGCCTTATCATCAAAGATCTGCGAGATAGTTGCCAGACTTTTGAAGTTCGGAACAAAATTAGAAAATGTTCTCTTGCCAAGATCCTTATTGATCGTATCTATAAGTTCAGTTTGCTGGGTGAAGATTTCAGGTTGGCTTAGGCCAAAGTAGACACGCTTAATCTCTGAAAGGATCTTTTCTGCTGTGTCTTTCTCTATTCCTGTTGTCTCTTGTAACGCCTTACATAAGGCTAGTTCTTGTCCTAGGACAGTGTTTGAAGAGAAATATGTTTTAAGAATCTCCACAATACGTCCCTGTTTTCCCTTGTTTCTTGACACAATAGAATATGTCAATTCTCTTACTAGGATTTCATACAGAAATGCTGTATTTCTTTTCTTATTATGTTTCATCAGTTTTCGTCTTCCTTTTTTGGAGATTCTCTATCAGGCAAGAAACGTCGCGACTAACTTGTACTAGTGCGACCTCCTCATCATAAGTAGTATCTTGTCCTTCATATATGCCTCTGCCCAGTGAAGTCAGATCATTCATACCCTTAAATACGTTCTCGATTGAATTACTTGCTATACTATTTCCCGCCTGGGCGTTCATTTGTCGGCGTCGGGCGCCGTCTCTACGGTTGTCCACCTTCACAGGATAGTATACTTTTCCTTTAGAGCGAGAGGTGACATGGCCGCCATCATCGCGTTTACCGGCGGGGGCTGCGAGAAGCGCTGAATCATCTCCCTCGTCTCCTCCTTCATCTCCGCCAAGGTCGTCGCCGCCCTCATCTCCTCCGAGGTCTCCTCCGAGATCCCCTCCGAGGTCGCCGCCCAAGTCTCCGCCGAGGTCACCGCCGAGGTCGCCACCAAGGCCGCCTCCGGCGCCGGCATCATCTGTAGATTCTCCCTCTGCGGCAGATTCGAGGCTAGCTTCGAATTTCTTATCGTAGTACATTTCGCGGTGGTTACGCAAGAACTCTTCTTCCGAAAGTCCAAACATGTTCTCTGCTATCCAACGCTTGCTGAAGAAGCCTTCAGTTGCAGCAGAAGCCACATCAAACTTGGTGCGCCAATGCTCAAGCTCTTGAAGCTCAGCGATCTTAGATGGATTCTGAAGCTGCAGCTTGAAGTTAATGAGATCATCTCCGCGGAAGCCGAGAGTAAACAAGTGGATAATTCCGATCTTTTCAAGCTCGGTTACAACAGAACGCTGTAGCCTTTGAATGGTTCTGGCGAACCTGATGTCTTTTTGGGCTAGAGTTGTTTTATCTTCTTCTCCGCCTTCTCCGCGAGATAGATAAGACATCGGCACCTTAAGGGCTGAGAATAGCTTGTCTCTGAGATACTTTACATCATCGATATCTCCGGTGTATGTACCACCAGGGAGAGATTCAATTCTGCTTGATTCTCCACCACGAACAGGCAGGAAGTAATCTTCGTCAATGCTCATGGGGTTATAACGCAAATCGACGCGGCCAGTGTCAGAGTCGACAACTTGGTTGCGCTTCATTGTCGTAATGACTTTCTGCATGAACTGCTCAACATCTTGAGCGGGGATGTTACCAACATCAATATAGAATACGCGGCGTTCAGGCGAGCGCACAATACGATATGCCATCATGGCATCTTCGAGTAATACTAGCTGGCGCCAAATGCGGCGACATGCTTCAAGAACGCTGGTTCCGTACGGAGCATATTTATCGTTGCCCAAGATACGAAAGTGGGCCATCTGCCAACTTTCGAAAGTAAGGCCACCGGAGTTCCACTGATACTGAATATAATTCGGATTTGTTTTATCTTCTCCCTCAAGTCTTTCTACTTCATCGTTAGGAAGACCGACAACATTTTTTACTCCGGACTCTTCGTCGATGTCAAGGTACAGAAAGTAGTCACCGTACTTGCACAAAGAACGACACCAACCGAACAGGTTGGCATCTATGTTAAGAATCTTATGATAGAGATTGTCCAAGATAACTTTTATCTCGTCATTGGTGCAAACGATCTTCATCATTGGGCTCAATATTGTCGCGGTAGTCATTTCGTCGGCATAGATATCTAGCGACGAAGCAATCTCGGGCATATATTCCATTTGATCGAAATCCATATACCGCTCATGGCGGTTCTGGTTTGCCATCATTTGAGCGCTTAAGTTGTCATACGGGTTGTATGATGTGCGCTTAAATCCTAATCCCTGCGCCGATTTGAAGTTGAACTTGTCCAACTGGGCGCGGCGATATCTCCGCTGCATCTGAGAACGTCTGTTTATAATTGGACCCGAAAGCAGTCTCGTCAGCCTCTTGAACAGAGGAGCATCGGGATTGCGAGGGTTTCTTAAGTTTGCGTTTTTTGATGGGTTTTTATTTGAAGCCATTTATTATCCTTTGTAGAGCCAAGAAAATTCTTTCATTCTCTGAATTTCTTCTTGATTATTTATTTTATCAAATTGTCCGCCGGGTGTATAGCCCTTTTGACCTTTAATTTGTGTACGCATTGAAGTGTTGGAATATACCATTGAATTCAGAAAGGCCTTTTTGTACTCTATATTTCGAGAGTTGACCGCTAGCGCTGTGTCTCTGACCCAGCATGCGATTGCTAGTGACATAACTAAATCGTCGTTGTACCCTCTCATCGCCTGTGGCTTACCGTTATTCCAAATAAATGTTTGGAGTTCGCTTAAAGTTCTGTTCGAGTATATTGTAATTAGTTTATTTCTGATGAACTCCTCTAATTTCGCTACGATAAGTGGGCGAGTTTTGTGAGAAGTTGTAAAACCTGCGATAGCATTTGACATGCCCGCGGCGGCGTGTTGCTCTATATATTCGTGAGTACCCTTTACTGAATAATATAAATTAGGGTAATCTCTTTCTATTAGCTTCTCTAAAACCGAGAATCCGATATTATTGTTTTCAACAACTAACATTGCGTTGCCATATTCACGGCCTGAGCTATCCAAAACTTCGGCGTACATGTCTAAGCTTGGTTTCCCTTGGTACTCTGCAACAACTTCTAACGTGTTTAATTTTATAACCTGAAAAGAAGAATAGTCTGCGCCGTCGCCGCGAGCGACATCGGCTACCAGCAAGTAACTGTTGCCGTCCTGAAACTCTTCCCATATCCAGAAGTTTCTATCGAAGCCTGTTTTATATTTAGGTTCTTTTACTGTTTCAGATATGCGCGCGATATCTTCCGGGTGGATAACGGTATCGCCAGATGTATTGAAGTTGCACTCGTACTCTTGCGCGACTTGACGGCGAGACAGGTTTCTAGTCTCTTTTTCGAACCACTCCAGATCCCGGTCGGGATGCAAATCCCAATATAGTTTTACTGGATGAAAGTTATTTATATCGTTGATTGCATCAACATAAGTTTGGTGGAACCAGTTACCTACGCCATTTGGAGTTGATAGAGAGATGCAGCGGCCACCGGTTGAGATCGTAGGATACAAACCAGTCCATAGCTCGTCAAGATTCTCAATGTGAGCAGCCTCATCGAGTACCAAAAGAGACAGGGCTTCGGAGCGTCCGGCGTCGGCGCTCGTAGACGAAGCCTTGATTTGTGAGCCATTTGTTAGAATAAACGATGTCCGGTTATCTACTTCAACAGTAGAGATTTGAACCCACTCTGGCAGGTATTTCATCATTGCTTTTACTTTCTTTACAAGGTTCGCTGCTGTTCCGAACTTCGTGGCCATTACCAGAACGTTCTTATCACGGTGGAAAAGCATAAGCCACACGATGTAAGCAGCGACAATTGTAGAAATGCCCATCTGCCTAGCTTTGAGAATAACGCTAAACCGGTGAGCATTGAAATCAGATATAAGATCTGATTGAAAATCATATGTCCTAAATGGAATCAGGCCATGTATGGGGTGGGCGATACGACAATAGTTATTGATAAAGTAGACAGGATCTTTCCCGCACTTCAGTATCTCCTTAACCATTTCGTCTTTCGATAATCCTGCCATGGCATCTTCTTAAGACTTTTTACGAGTGACGTTTTGGGGCTTCTTGGTGCCCGGATACTTATCCTTTCCGATAGCTAGCCAATTCTCCACGGCACTGTCGACGTCCAGCGCCCGACGGGTACCCTGCTGGTCGACACCTTTCATACCGCCGATCTTAAATGTTTGTGTGGCGCGGACAGAGGTTCTAATTCTAGAAATGTATTCTACTAAAATATCAACCTCGCCATCTTTAGATAGTGTAATGCCATCACCAGTAATCTTTTTGTATTCGCTCTTGAGATATCTTACAACAGAAGCAACTTGCCTCTTGATCTCAGACTCAAATTCCGAATCGTGAACTTCTTTGATCATGCCTTCGTACTGATAGAGTACTCTTAGCTTATCTCCGGAGATCGTGATCTTAAAGCCATCGATAGCACGAGATTCCAATACTGCATCTCCCTCTTCTCTCTTGAGGCCGGCCTTGTGCTCTTCTCCATCTGAAGTGTAGCGAGCGTCGTGGGCGCCGTCATATGAGTTAGCAGCGGCTTGCTGTAGGCCTTGAATGATCTCTAGTGTTGTTGCCATGTTACTGACCTCCCTTAATAATGCTCGGTAAGTTCTTATAGAGCTTTTTCAATACCGCGGCTGAGCCGGCGACATTAGATGAGTGCTGTACTACTGCCATTAGTACTTGTGCTAATTCTTTTCTATTATCGATCTTTCCAATGTAAGAAAGAACTTTCGAGACATCCGCCTGTTCCTTTCCACCTGCAGAAGAATCTAAATCTGCGGCATTCGGCTGTGCGGGATCCGCGGTCGCTTCTTGCTCAGTAGCATCGAGTTCTTCTTTGATAATCCTTTTAAGGTATTCTTTTGTAAGTTTCATTTAGGGTCTCCATCCTTCGTGCCAGCGTTTCTCGCGGCCTTCGACATGTTTAATGTAGCAACCAAAGCAGCATTCATATTTGTTCATGTAAACGTCATCTATAGACGAAAATGAATATTCAGAACAGACCGGACACGTTCTATTGGTTTCTCTATTAAGTAGTTTCTTTGAGATTAAAACGCCATCGATCTCTACTTTCTCGCTGGACTCTCTGTCTTTCTGTGATCGTTTTATGAAGCCCCGAAGCTGTCTCTTATATTCTTCTTCTTTATCTGGGGTCCATGAAGCTCTTGGGTTCTGTACTGTTTCTTTCCCATATTTCTCGGCAATTGCCTTTTCAATTTTTGCTACGTAGTTCGGGTCTTTACTCATTGTTGGGCTCCTGATGAAGCGCTAAGAACAGCATAAATAATTCCTGTGGCGATTACAGCGCCTGTTGCTGTGCCTCCTATAAACCACCACATTTTGTTGTCAGGAGACCTTGCCAGCAGGGCTTGTTCTAGAGAAGAGTTTCTTTGTTCTAGGGCCCCAACTGTTAATTTGTATTCTGCGGAAAGAGCATCATATTTAATGTTAACGTTCGTAAGCAACAGGTGGTGCTCTGTCATCTGAAGGTCTAACTGGTATTCTAATTCTAAATCAAACTCTCCGCGCATGAACTCTGGGTTAACTAATATATACGCTGTCGCTGTCGGGTTGAATAATGTTCCGGCGAAGGGGGCAGGTTGACTTACATCTAGAAAAGTAAATTGTGCCGCAGGGTCCTCGCCCCTAGCGGGACTAGAAAACAAGAGAGCCAAAAGCATTATGCATACTTTACTCCACATATTCAAACCCAAACTCTGAAATTATTTGTCTTTTTATTTCTTCTGGTTCATGGTCGAATTGTTTTCGAACTCTTCTAACATCTTCGCTACGTCTTCTCTCAAGCTCTGCACTACTATTCTCATATCTTGAATTAATTCTTTCAAGCTCTTCTCCGTATTCTCGCAAAGCGTCTTCTCGTTGTCGCATTTCTTCATTATGTATCTCCTTTAGCCCCCTTAGCTGCTCTTCGTAACTAGTCTGGGCCGCGCTAAACGCGGTCTCCAAGGCCTTATAATCTGAACGCATCTTGAGATAGAGTGCTGCGGATAAAAAAATGATTAAAAGGATCTTCCAATTCTTTTTTACAAAAGGTACTATAGATTCGCCAAGCGAAAATAGAATCTTAATCGTAGAAAGCCAGTTCACGATACTCCCTTAAGCTTTGCAATACCATCAATAACCGTTTGGCTACCAATGTATATACCGGTTATGATAACCCAGTCTCCAGACTCAAGAGAGTTGGTTGCCATAAGGCCGGTGGCTGTGAGCCATGCCAGAAACTTCCTTGAAATCATTTTTTCTACTAATCGATCGATCTTTCCTTTTACATATAACATTATTGTAACCTCCATTACTGGTCAATACTTGCGTACCCTCCCTTCATGTCGATCACGATCTGCGTGTCTACGCAGTCCTTTAGAGAATCGAGGTGGGAAATCAGCAAAACATTCTTAAAGTATACCTTAATTAGTTCTAACATTCTAATAAAGCCTTCCATATTTTCTTCATCCAGGGCTGTGCCGGGTTCGTCGAGGACGAATAAGTTGCCCTTTGGCAAAGAGGAAACAGATAGTACTGACAGCCTAATGGCCATGGCAGCTAAAGTCTTCTCGGCTCCAGAAGCCATTTCAATTGGACGAGCATCATGACTCGGGTGCTTGATGAAAATATCAAATTTCTTTCCATTATCCTCAAAGAAGATTTCGAAATTTGTAATATTCGCGAGTACCTTGGCGATCTCTTGATTGATCACTGGAAGCTTGTTCTTAATGACATCATAAGAGATTCCGCTGGAGTGCATGCTTCTCTGAAACAGATCATATGCCGAATACTTCTTCTGTAACTCTACGTACTCTACCTTGTCATCTTTGATTGATCTCACCTTTTGCTCAAGGCCTCCGGAGTCCCTGACAAGACCTAGGATAGTTGCTTCGCATAATTCAAGCTCGTCCTTCTGGTTATCAAAAAACGTGGTCATAAGCAAACTCTCGTTTGTCAATTCTTCCAGGTTTTCGATGGCTTCTTTGTTCTCATCGTATTCGCTGATCTTCTCAGACAGTCGCGAGATCGAATCAACCGATCGGTCTTTGGCAAGTTTGTTTCTTTCGATATCTAGATTAAGATCCGCGATCATGTTTGACACTTCCGCTTTCTTCTCAAGGATCTTGCGATGCTTCTCCAGAGCCTCGGAAATCTTATTTGGCTCAAGGCCTTCCAAAGTGGTTGTCAGAGCAGAGAGAGTATCGTTGATCTCTGAAAGCTGCTGATCGGTTATTGGGATTGAAGCCTTCGCGACATGAGCATCCTTGATGAATTTGCATGCCAGAAACGAAGTTCCGCATGGAATATCTCCAAGAAGTGACGCCTTCTTATGCTGGCGATCGAGAGCATCTTGAAAAGTAGAGCGCTCGGATTCTGCTGTTACGATTTCGCTGCTCAAGAGTTGAATATGCTCTGTCTTTTCTTGAAGATCTGAAACGTCAAAGGTGGTGAGATAATCCCCTATCTTCTTATAGAGGTCTTCCTTGTCTTCTCTTGTGATTAGCTTGTTTTTGATACTCTCTTCTAAAGAAGTTTTCTGGGTTTTGGCCTCAGCCAGATCCCTGCGTACTCGGACAACATCAATGATTTCTGCCGGGATCGACTCAATCTTCGATGCAATCGCGTTTAGCTTCTCTTCTGTTTCGGTGATTGTCAACTTAAGATCTTTGCATGAAGTTTGTTGGTTGGACAGCTTTTTGCTATTGTCGGCCAAGTGTTCTTCTGCGACATCGATTTCAGTGTCATACTCACGACCATCAAGTCGTCGCAGGGCGCCACGAATATCCGATACATCCTCTTTAGCTAACTTAAACTTTTTCTCAAAAATCTCAAGATCAAGAAACTTTGCAATAATCTCTTTGCGACGGGTTGACCCTTCGTCAATGAAACTCAAGGCGCCATGCTGACTAGACATCGCAGATAGCAAAAAGTCTTCTACTGTTCCAAAGTGCTTGCGGATATTCTTGTCAGTCTCGTTACGAGTAAGGCCGTTAAGACTCTTCGTTTCTCCTGTTACGTTGCTTGTAACTGAGAAATCAAGATCCGTTTTTGCTTCTACAGTCTCTTCACCCTTTAATCTTTTGATGTACTTTTCGCTTGTCCTTTCGATGGTGTAATCATCTTCTCCAATAGAGAGAAATACCTTTCCGCGACAACTCTGTTTATTCTGATTAATAATATTGAGGTTTTTACGCTCATTCTTAGAGGTAGAATTAAAAATCGTATATAAGATCGTATCAATGACACTGCTTTTACCGCTATAGTTCTTACCGAAAATGCCGATAATCCCGTTTATGTTCTCGAAACTAATTCTGTTGCTTTCTCCGTAGTTGAATAGGTTGTCCCACTCAATCTCGCGCAAGCTCCAGTTAATATTTCTGCCCACTTCTTCGTTCTGCTCAATGATCTTATTATAGTGATCGTTAAGTTCCAGAACACAATCCATCATATCACTTGAGACTTCATACTCTTTCAAGTATTCTTGAATCAATTCCTTTTGAACTACAGGATCTCTGAGATCCTCTACCTTCAATTGGTTTGTGATCTCCTCGACAGTTCCCCTAACTCCGGCAGCGCGGTTGAGGAAAGTGATTGTTTCAGGCTGAAGCTTGTGCTTAGCCACATCCACTGCCTTTTTCATTCTCGACAGGGGCAGGTTGTTGTTGCTAACCAAGCGCAGACGCGATCCTACAGGGACGTTTACGCCGCGCGGTAGTCGGCCCGTGGGGGTTAGCTCAAGTGTGATAAAGGGCTTAGGATTAACGAACGCAAGATGCTCGCAAGTAAAGTCTTCTTTACTCTTGATATCCCATAGTAACAATCCCTTGTCGTTTGTCTCGCCGTGATTCTGCTGGATCGTTGATCCTGCATAACGCACACGACCTTCGTCATCGAGGATCTGGTTTGTCTTGTGAATATCTCCTAGGAATACATAATCGAATCCTTTAAAGATTTCAATGTCGTGGTCCCCATGATCCATAACCCAGCCCAAATCGGTCTTTACGCCTGACACAGCACCGTGATATAATGCGATGTTGATCCGGGTTGGATCAGATGTGGGTACCCAATTCTCTTCATCAAACACAGATAAGACGTTGAGGGTGTGTAGGTGGTCCAGAATCACTTCTCCTGCATGTTTATGAAGATGCAGGTTGGGGTGCTGGAGAGTCTCCACAATGGGAGTGATGGCGTCTTGGCGGCTGCTGTTCTTGAGGTTACCGTCGTGGTTACCCAAAATCATATGCACCGGTGCGATGTCCGCAAGGTTCTTTAGGAAGTCACTTGCAAGTTCGAAAAACTCTGGACTTAGCTGCGTCTTTGTGTGCGCCAGATCGCCACAATGAATAATGTAGTCAACTTTCTGCTCACGCAGCGTTTCATAAATTTGTGCGAAGACCTCACGATACTCGTAATGATACTTCAGGTTTTTAATGTGGGTATCTGCAATGTGTGCAAATTTCATTCTCTCTCCTATATTGTACTTATTGCTTCATAAAGCAGATAAGTGTCTGCTGTAACAAATTTTGCTTCTTGTTTCCTCTGTTCGAAAACGTGCCTAGGCATTTCTCCAACATCGTCATATTCTGAAGTATCAATCTTATAGATCTCAACATCATACTTCAACAAGTCTCTAATGATTCTATTCTCTTTATTTCTCGCGTCCAAGTCGAGGGCCATAAAGACCGGTGTATCGTTTTTGACAATCTTTTTAAATAGCGCTGAGTCTTCGCGAAGTGAAGATCCTAGGATTGGCACAGCATTTCCCGCAACGATTGCGTCGAATACTCCCTCTACTAGTACAAGGTCACTATCCCAATCAATGGTTAACTCATTGAAGATAACATCGCGACTAACCGTCGGGTTCTTATAGCGGGCCCAGGAGCCGTTGTAAGCCCTCGCAATGAAGTAGTTGAGGCTTCCATCGTAATCGAAGCTAGGAACGACCACACGGCCAGCAAAGTCGCCTACA